AATATTTCTGCATTACTATCGTATAGGTCAAACATCTTGCCGACCAGTTCACGATTCCCCGCCTTAGGAAAATCAATTATCTTAGAATAAGGCGACTTCTTGGCATAAACTGTAACGTCAGGAGATTTAACAAGCTTGTTCCAGACATATCGCCCACCAGCAGATTGGCTACTTCCTGCCATAAGTGTAATATCCATCTTTTTCATCAGAAACTTATAAAGTTTAATGGCAAGGTTATTACCCTTATAACGACTATCTACGTTAAGCAGATCAACGTGCCAGGCGTTGCGGTCTTTTGACAGGCAAACCTTCGCAGCAATACGATAGCGAGTCTCCATCTGACCACCAAATTGGCAGCTGCCACTTTTTACAAAGCGGCGAAACCGTTTTGTCACATTACGGTCATATACCCAAACGGTCTGAGATGTACGTTCTTCTTTCTCAACATAGAAGTCATACCCAAAGGCACGCCCTACGATTTCCATATCATCTGTATTACCATATCCAAGAAAAACACCCTTGTTCATCGCAATTTTTTCAACCATTTAAAACCTCTTTGATCACTGATTATATCTAATAGTAACACATGGAATAGAGTTTGTCAAGCGCTAATTTGCACAACCAGCAATTAATCCTTCAGTGGCACAAGGGTCTTCAATGTACCCCACGATTGCGACACACGCAACCATGAGGGTAATGAATATAATCGTTCTCATAATCAATTTCCTAGAGGTAAAGGGGGCCAGTCCACCGAATGGTGTAACCACCATCAAGGATATTTCCCCGTGCTTTGTTCCGAGCAGGAGCATTATATCCCGCTGCCATCAGAATGTCACCCTTCTTGAACTTCTTATCATTGTCAACATTGACAACAAAACCCCAAACACTACCGCCTTCATTGAAGACTCTGATATACTTGGAACCTACCTTAAACGTGATATTTTCGTTGAACTCAGCAATCATCTTCTCGTTGACCTCACTGAGGGTGCTAGATCGACCTGTAGTCCAGTAAAGGTAATCTGCTTTGATGTTCTCAATCAGGGTTGTCATTTCGTTATTCATAATCATTTCCTTATTTCTCATTATATACATAGTATAACATACCAATTAGAGTATGTCAAGATGTAAATATGTCACACTATGCAATTTTCATATCAATTGCAATGCGAATCACATCTACATAACGGTTAAATGCTTCAAGATATGAACCAGTTTCACCAAACGGTATAAATGGCTCTACTGCCATATACACATCTGCATCAACGTAACTCCAGTTTACAGTACCATCTGCAAAGTAATTTTCTGTTTTTGCACAGGCCTTATTAACCTCTGTCATTACCATTCTATCTAGCTCAGTAAGTTTTGTCATGTTTTTCTCTCTCTCTTGATTATATTACCATTATACACTATGGAATAAGGTTTGTCAAGCAAAATCGACAGGAATCCAAGAAAAATTAGTATCATCTAACCATCTTTCTTCGCCAGTTTTGACTGATTTAATAGGGGGGTGTATGGGTTTGTGTGACATTTTTATCACACCTGTGGGCAACTCTAGGACTTCCCAGAGATCACCATGCTCACGAACACGGTTCTTTCCGTGGTTCGTTATACCTGTAAGTTTTATCATCATTATTATAGTATCGCATATAATAGCTATAATGTCAAACAAAAAATGGCATTCTATGTCGTTTTTTAGATTTTAATCAATAGTGTTGCATATATGTTACTGTTAGAAACCTTTAGGCATTTTGGTAATGCCCCTATCTTTCATTTGTTGCATAATCCACTGTTTTGCAATAGGGCTTGTTGCTTTCTTTCGTAACAGGGTCTTTATTTGTTTAAATACAGGAGTCATTACATCTTCCTTAGTATCATTGTTATCAACAACAATGAAGTTTTGTCTGAAGTGCTGACTAAATTTACCTATGTTAGATTGAACATCTCTCCATGATTTAACTACAATTTCTGTTGGTACAGTTCTAGGACGGTTTGCATTACGTTCAATAGCTGTATCAAGAGAGGTATTAACAAAAATCATGTGTGTATCGTATCCCAACTGTTTTAGTTGAATAGAATGTTTAACAATCTTATCATATTCCTTACCAGTACCATCAATAATCAAACCTAAACGTCCTTCAACAGCATTTTCTTTTCTGGCCCCCGTTATTTGCTTGGCTTTTGTACGCAATGGTTCCCTTTTATCAAATTCAGCATCAGGCATTTTCATATCTAGACCTGCTTTATTAAGCAAGACCTCAAATGCATCATCTGAATTAATAATTACTAATCCACTTCCACCAGTGGTTTGCCTGACAACGTATGACTTACCGCTGCCAGGTCCACCAGCTAGGAAAAATGCTTTAAAAATGTTGGGATCATTGATTCCCTCTTGTAGTTCGTAGAATGTTTTCATTTTTATTTCCTGTTAACTCATTTTTCATTAGTGCTATCATATATTTATGATCTTCCGAAATTGGTTCGATCTGTCTATCTTGTTGTTGAAAGGTTTGCATCTGTTTACGTCTATTTCTTGTTTTTGTCATTTTTTCTTCCTTTTGCATCTCTTTGTGATAGGGGTTTTTAGCCATAATATTTGAGTTAATTTCTCCTTTCTGTATCTGATGAATTTTTTGATCTCAGTGGAAATCTGTTATCGTTTTCTGATGAAAATGCTTGATTAGCACCAACTTCATCATATCCATTTATGTTCCCATAAAAATGGTTGTCTGAATATAAAGGGCTATCTTTAACAGGTTTTTTTTCTAAATGATTTCCATATTCTTTTCCATCTTGATCTTTCGTAAGATCATGATCAACGCTGTCTTTTGTTACCTTTAAATACATTTTGTGTTGATTACTTACTCTATCGAAAACATGTTTAATCTCTTGAACAAGGAAATTTCCTCTGATAAATTTGTCTTGACCATCAGAGTCATGTTTACTTTCTTTTTGAAGATTTATTGTTATTATATCTCCAGCTCCAAATGTGGTTTGTCCCATACAGTGAAGAAGCATAGTAATCCCTGTATCAAAATTTGCAAATAATGAACGTCTTTTCTGTAGTATATTTTGCTTTTTAACAGGATCAAAATTATATTCTGTTTTATTTGTGACACTGTTATACACTTCATACTGTGAGTTTTTATAAACACCATTTTCATTCTTAACTGTTGTGACAGGGGTTAGATATTGAATAGGTATGAAATCAGAAATTCTATTTCCCTCATCATCTAATGATATGCCACTATAGAGATGTTTATCCTTACTGTCAACAAGGCCTGATGAATATTTTTCAATACCATGATCTTCAACAGTCTGATCATCCAAATAATTATATGTGTGGTTTGTAAATTTCTTTTGTACTATATCATGAGTAATTAGTCTTGAAGACAAAGCTCCAACAGCAACAGAAAGTAATGTGTCATTATTTTCTGACAGGTTTACGCTTCTGATTCTTTGTAAATCTTGTGTAATTTGATCATTTATCTTTGTATTAGAAAGACTAGGTTTTGAAGCATCTCCTGTTCCAGCAGACGGGTCTGCTTCATAATAAGTGAAACGACTTCCTTCAGCATACAAACTTTGGATTGACCTAAAATGATATCCCCTAAGATTTTCAAAAAACACAAATGAGGGTAACTTATGATGCATAGCAGTTGCTTGTGTTGTAAATTTTTTTATAATATCTATTGGATGATCATTATTTGCTATGTGTTGTTTTGTATCGTTTGTTTGTTCTATGTACAAGCGTTTTTTACACTTTAAGTCTTTCCTTAAAATGCTTTCAACCATCTCATGGTATGTACCACTAAAAGTTCTTGATATAAGTTTCCGTTGATTGTGAACAATTTCAGAAGAGTAAAAATCTAATGATAGAATCTCTGCTCCACCTTCATACTCTCTTGTTACTTTAGTGACATGAAAGACATTTTCATCAAATTTTAATTTGGTGGTATTATCCAACAATGTTGGTGTGGACAATACTAGTCCCAAATATTCTTGACCAATAACTGGGCCTTCATTTTGTAAAGCTATAGTGTTTAACAATTGAATTCGGCCATACAATCCTTTACTGTAAATACTTTCGTATAATTGTATTTCAGTAACGGATTCATGAAATGGAATTATATTGCCTGTTGAAGTATAAAGTATCGCTTCTTCAAGATTCCAATCGCCTGCTTGCTTTAGTTCCATTGTATACCTTTAATTCGATTGTAACTTTTGATATTCTTTTATAAAATTAGGAAGATATGCAGCACTAAGTATTTTAATCTGTCGCTTTTTATCTTGTTCTTTTTCTTCATATTCAAAATTTGTTATCAATGTAGCACTAGGGTAATCTGTATTGTCATCTCCAATATTTATAGTAACATCAGTGTCACCAGAAGATTGAGAAATTTCGTAATGATGAACATCATCAGGATTATCATATTTGTCAGAAACGAATGCTTGAAATTGATTAGTATTCATTGGCCAATCGTGATAACGATCAAATATATCGTTTACTAGAAGAAGAACCCAATGCAATTCTGCATTTCCATAAAAATCAAATGCAAGAGATTCTGGAGTTTCATTACCTAATACATTATACTTATTAAACAGAACACCTTTATTTTTGACAGCCTCTCTCGCTCCAATCCGTCTAAGTATATTTACTACGGTTTTAGTTGGACCACCTTCTACATTAGTATATTGTATTCTAGGAAATTTTTCAAAGTACATATTAATATCCTACTCTAGCAGCTTCTTGTGTTATCATTTCAATTTCTTCAAATGTTAAAGATAACGTAGTATTCTGTGGTGGTGCGCCCTTATCATTAGGAGTGTAAGCAGTAAATCTTTCTCCGCCATACTTGACATCCATATCAGTCAAATAACATGTTGAAATTTTATTAAGATAAGCATTCTCTGCTGCACTTGTGTCGTCTTTTCTATAGTAGTATTTTATGTCCATAGTGGTTGGAATTGTTAAAGTTCTTCCTAATCCTGCTTCGCCCGTATTCAAACCTAAAGCAGCTGCCGCAACTCCTTCTCCTGTTCCAACACCAGAACCAGCTAGAGAAGAACCACCAAAAGAACTTGTATATGATGGGAGCATCGCAACTTTAAAAGCACGAACTATACTGTCAACTTGCTCAGATTCTTGTTCAGACTTTGGAATAAACGAAAATGAAAATTGAAATTGTCTTCTTTCAATTCCTTTAAACATCAATTCCATTTTCTCAGTAACAATTTTTCCTGAGTTGAGTTGAAATAATTCTTTAGCGCCTTGTCCAAATGTATCAATCAACGAACCAGTCACTTTAGAAAGGGCTTGCTTAGCACCTGTTGCAACTGCTACTTTACCTAAACCAACAAGACCTGATGCAGTGCCATCAGCAAGTGCATTTGCTCCTGCTTCTGCTATAGCTCCAATTTCTTTATTTTCATAATTAGATTTATACGTTGTTCCAACTTGTGCAGGCATATACAATGCAATTTGTGTTTCAACGGTTTTGTTTGATCCTCTAAGAGTAAAACTACGCCGTTTAAATCCGTCACCAGTTTCTTCTTTACCTAGTGAGCCGGAAGTTAATTTGTGTATCTGAAAAAGTACAAAATGACCTTGTTCTAAACTACTAGCCTCAGTGGGATAACTAAGCATTTTAGGAGCAGAAAGTACTGGAGTTCTTCCAGCGTTTTTTTGAACACTACCATTTAAGTTAGCACCTTCTTGTGGTTTTTGATCAAATCTTTTAGGTTTTTTTGCTGCGAGAAACTGAACTCTGGCCATATGGCAACTCCCATAAATAATCTTATAAAGGTATTTATACAATATGGCATACAGAGGAAAATATACACCAAAGAATCCTGTAAAATATAGGGGTGATCCAAGTAATATTATCTATCGTTCTTTATGGGAAAGAAAATTTATGTTATATTGTGATGATAGCAAATCTATAATGGAGTGGGGCAGCGAAGAAGTTATTATACCGTATATATCACCATTAGATGGTAGAGTACATCGTTATTTTCCAGATTTCTATATCAAGGTCAAACAACATAATGATAAAATTAAAAAATATATAATTGAAGTTAAACCTAAGAAACAGTGTAGTCCACCAGACCCAAAACCCTCAAAAAGAACTAAGCGTTGGTTTTCAGAAGTGAAAACATGGGGAGTTAATGAAGCTAAATGGAGATCAGCAAACTCTTGGTGTTTAGATAAGGGTATGGAATTTAAGATACTGACAGAAGATGATTTAGGAATTCGTTATAAATAAGAGTATGGCAAACAGCGATTATATACAAAGCGTAATAGACGCCTCAAAAGGCAAACCATATTCTACTCAGTGGTATCGAGACAAAATTAAAGAATTTGGTAAACCTAGCAGATTAGACCTCATTAAAGATGGTAGTAGATCAGCACGACCATTTGTTGGAACTTTAAATATGTTTGTGTATGGACCTAAGCATAAAAAGAAATTACCATATTATGACACATTTCCTTTAGTACTTCCAATAGAAAATTATACAGATGGATTTTTAGGTTTAAATTTTCATTATTTACCAATTCCATTAAGGATGAAATTGTTAGATGCTATGCTTGATCGTGATTTAAATACAAGCTATAATGCTATCAAAGGAATAAGTTTAGTCAAACCAACTATACACAGATATTTAGCTGGATATACAAAATCACAGTTTCGTAAAATTGAAGAAGATGAATTGGTTGTAGCAACACTACTTCCTGTTCATAACTTTAAAAAATCTAGTGCAAGTTCTGTTTGGTCAGATTCAAGGAAAATGATCTAATGCCAGCAAATCCTCTAAAAGACTTAGAAAGACAAGTTAATATTGATAATGCTTTTGGTGTTCCAATTGAAGCAGATGGTGTCACAAGGACTCAAGTAAATTCTATTGATGCGCTACGGAGTGAACTTGGTAGATATGGAATATCACAAAAAAATAAATTTCAACTAAACATATCTCCACCTAAAAATATATCTCCAGGCGGTGCGAATACATTAAGAAGATTATCAATTCGTTGTAATGCTGTAACCTTGCCGGGCAATATTTTAGAGACACAATCTGACTCTAATATATATGGCCCTAATAGAGACATTGTGAGTGGAATAGGATTTTCAGATGATATCTCAGCACGATTTATTCTGGATGATAGATTTGATATAAGAAGATATTTTGCTGATTGGCAAAAATTAGCGTATAGTGAATACAGTTGGAATATAAAATACTATAAAGATTATACTGGTGAACTTGATATATTTGTTTTAGATAAATCTTTTATACCAAGAGCAGGATATAAAATATGGGAAGTATATCCAAAAACTATTGGACCAGTTGAATTTGATATGTCATCAACTGAAGGTATTCAAGATTTTTCCGTTCAGTTTGCATTTAGATATTGGACTGATATTGGTGAACATGCCTCTAGACAACCAAACAAAACGGCGGAATTGCTTGAGCTTGAAGAAGAACTTTTCTTCGATACTGAATAAAAAAAATGAATTGAAATAGGAGATATAATATGGCTTTGCCAAAACTTGAAACACCAACTTATATAATGAAAGTTCCCTCTACAGGAGAAGAAATAAAATTTAGACCATTTTTAGTTAAAGAAGAAAAAATTCTACTTCTAGCTCAAGAAGAACAAGATGAGGGCGCAACATATCAAGGGGTTCTTGATCTAGTAAAGGCTTGTACCTTTGGAAATGTCGGTAATAAAACAGACCCAATGTTTGATATTGAATACGCCTTTCTAAAAATTAGGCAGAAATCAATTTCAGAAACAGTTGATGTAAAAATGTTATGCCCAGATGATGAAGTAACGTATGTTGATGTGACTATCAATCTTGAAGATATTACAGTGACTATGGATGATAAACATAGTAAGATTTGTAATCTTGGTAAAGATTCTAAAGGTAATGAAGTTTCTATGGAATTAGATTATCCAAATGTTGCATCAACCTTAGAATCTTCTGGTAAAAACTCTATAGATAGTATTTTTTCTGTAATTAAGAATTGTATATCTTCAATTCAGTTTGGAGATGATGTTTATAATAAAGTTGATATAACTTCAGAAGAAATTGAAGATTTCGTGGATAGTTTGACACAAGATCAGTTTGTAAATTTACAAGATTTCTTTGAAACAATGCCAAAACTTACTCATGATGTAGAAATTGTAAATCCTAAAACAGGAGTAAAATCAACAGTTCACTTGGAGGGACTAAACAATTTTTTAAGCTAACTCTTTCTCATAATACGTTGGCATCATATTTTAAGATTAATTTTGGATTAATACAACATCACAAATATAGTCTTACTGAAATTGAAAATATGATACCGTGGGAAAGAGATATTTATGTTGGATTATTAATGCAGTGGTTAGAGGATGAAAAGGAGCGACAAAAAGCACAAAATAAATAAGGGGATATCCTATGCCGCAGAAAAAATTACAAAAAGATTCAAATTATAATAAGTATGATTTAGATGGGGATGGAATAGTGACTGATGAAGAATTAGCTAAAATGAAAGAAATAGAAGAACTTGAAATGCAAGAAGATAAAGCTGATGCTCAACGAAAGATGTCGTGGGTATCTCTTATTGCTATGATTGTGTTCACTATCGTTATATGTACTCCTATTATCTCAGAAGCTCGACTTAAATTAATTGGTGATATCTCAGGTTTGTTCTACATCGGCATGGCTGGTGTTGTTGGTGCTTACATGGGCATGACCGCTTACATGAGCAGGAAATAAATTATGCCTACAAAAAAAGAAGAAGATGATCTAATCAAATCACAAAAAGAAAGCGCTAAAGCTTTTAGTGATGCAGCAAAAGAACTAAAGGCTGCTGCATTAAGTGTACAAGAAAACTCTTTGCGTGAAGAGTTAGGTCTTACGAAAGCAGCGCTTGCGGCAAAGATTGGTGATAAAATTCTAGGAAATGGTTTTAAAAGAACAATATTTAATTTTATGCTTGACAAAAAGCGTGCTAAACAATTACAAGAATCTTCTGGATTAAGCAAAAGAGAATATAAAGAATTTCAAAAAACTGTCAGAGAAAATAAAAGAAAAGTTGCTGAAGCTAAAGCTTCAAAAAAGAGGGATGAAGAAAGACATAAAGCTTTAAAAGAACAACTTGGAGAAGAAAAAGCAAATAGTATTATTGAAAAAGAAAATGCAGAAAATGAAAGTGAAAGAATAGCAAGAGATATGATTCTTGCTGAAAATCAAAATGAAGCAAATATACAGAGTCTGTCAACTGCGGCAGCTAACGATGGTGGTGAGACTCCAGCTGAAAGAGATCAAGAAAGACAAGAAAATGAAAGATGGAAATCTACACAACTTGATCTATTAAGACAAATAGCAGAGAGTATTACTGGAAGTGGTGGCGCAGGGTCAAGTGACAGTGGCGATAGCGGTTTGACTGGTCTTGGTGCGGGCATTGCTGGACTTGGTAAAGGTATCGGAGTCTTTATAAAAGCGGTTGGTTCTGGTGCCGGAAAACTTCTTATATCATTAGCACAAGGATTTGCTGCACTAGGGAAAGCGTTAGGTCCAATCGGTAAAGGTATCGGAAGGGCAATAGCAGGGATTCTAAGAGGATTTGCAAGTGGGGTCATGGCATTTGCAAACCCAGTTGTCATTGCTGGTTTAGCTGTATTCACTCTTGGAATGATTGGTTTGGGTGCAGCACTAAGAGTTGCAGCGCCTGCATTTGAAGCAATTGCTCCTATCATGATTAGAATTGCTGATGTTATTGGCAACGTCCTCACGAAGGCCATTGAAGAATTCGCACCTGTTATAATTAAGATTGCTGATGTTATCGGTAACGTCCTCATGACTGCTATCATAAAAGTACCAGAGATATTCAGATCAATTGGTGATGTAATTAAAGAAGTTGGTGGTGTAATTATTGGTATAATTGAAGGTGTTGGCGGTGCTGTAGCAGGAACAGTAACTGCGATTGCAGATGGTATTGCAACGGTTATTAATGCCGTAAAGGGTGATAAAATTGGTGAAGCAAAAGCGGCAACTGAATTACTTGAGGCACAAACTGCATCAGTTGAAAGATTATCTAAAATTGATTCAACCGTAATGACGAAAACAGCTTTAGGTATTAAAGAAATTGGTAAATCGTTGGAGAATATTGGTATTGAAGGAACTAATTCATTAATAGCATTTGATAAAGCGATACGTTCAATCAATGGACTTGATGCAACAAAAATTGGTCTTCTGAATCAAATCAAACTACCAAAAATTTTGCCGCCGACTGCTGATGAATATGAGAGAATATTCAAAACAATGCAAGAAACCCAACCTAACTTAATTCAGTCGATTAGTGGTATGTTCAGTAATGCATTTGGAGGTAAAAAAGTAGGTTCACTTGATAGTGCTGCAGATGATGTTACTGGAGGTGGAGAAGAAGCTTCTTCTGGAAATAAAGGTAGTATGTTCTCAGGGAAGTTTGCGAGAAATAGTAGAAGAAATGATATGAGGTTAAAAGCTGCTGCGGCAAAAAAATATGGGAATGGGAATTTTATTCCAAAAGGATCAGGAAATAACAAAGTCTTTATACCAGCATCTAATCATCCATATGTACTAGCAGGAAAAGGTGATCCAGCAAATGATTCTATTAGATCAAGTAGAGACAGCATGCGTAAGATGATGCAGGCAGATGCTGTTGTTGCAAGTGGGTCAAATCAGTCTAGTGGTCAGGCAAACGTAAATGCACCAACAATTGTCACAGATAATAGTAATAAGAGCAGTGTTAATAATAATTATGGAACACCACATTCAACTAGTCCATCTAATAGAACTTCACAACTTTTATTGGCAAATAATAATGATTTCTAATTGTATTAGTAAAAACCCCTCACCAATTTCTTAGTGAGGGGTTCTTTATTGTATAACGGTTTTTTTAGTTCGAGTCCTACTCTGCAACTAGGATAGTCTACCCGTCTTACCCTTCATCAGCCAACTTCTCAAAATATGACATAGCGTCATCTTCATTATCATCATCTGCTGTCACCGTCATCGTTGGTGTTGGTGCTGGTGACTCTTTGGTATCAACCGTAAGAGTAGCAGTTGGTTCATCTTCCATCAGCGTCTGCACTGTAGTATTTGCAGAAACAGTACCAGAAAGAACCGTGTCCAGACGAGTCTTCAACTCATCATAGGACTTGAAGTTGGATGCGGCAGTAAACTCAGTAAGAGGATACTGTTTCTTATAGATACCTTCTAGAACAGCATCGTCATCAGATAGAGGAGTTACGCCCTCAAATTCAGACTTATCATAGTTCCAGTAACCATCTACCTTACGAAGCTTCAATTTGAAGTTCGCCCCGTTCCAGAAATCGAACGGATTTATAGGAGATTCGTCTTCGAAGGCTGGTTGCATTGCTTCCATAGCCTTATCAAAGATTTTCTTACCAAAGCGATAGAGCATCACTTTACCCTCATTTTGAGGATTGGCAGAATCACTAACCACATAGATGTTAGCAAAGTATTGCAACTTACGCTTTTGCGCCCTAGCAATTGCCTTATCTGATTCTACACCAGAGTTCCAGAGTTTAGAATTATACTCTGATACAGGATCGTTATTACCTAGAGTGGTAAGAGAGTTCTCAATATACCACTGACCAGTTGGTCCTTGAAACGCATGGTTCCAAACTTTAGCCCAAGGAAGGTCTTCACCTTCACATGCTGGAAGAAAACGAATAACGGCATATCCATTGCCGGACTTATCCATCGTAGGTTTCCAAAGACGATCATCGACATATGACTTCTTTTCTTGTGGAGCAGATTCTGCTTGGGCAGCGCCCAACAGTGAATCAAGACTGTTTTGTTTTTTCATTGTAGCAAATGACATTAATATGTCTCCTTATTTTTGCGTATGTTAAAGTATGTTAACGTTTGTTGATTTTATAATAGTAACACAACATAATATAATAGTCAATACCTTTTTCAAATTATTTTCAATTTTTCACAAAGTTTTTCTTTAGAAATAGAATAACGACCAAGGTTATCATCTAAAAGCCATCGATACTCGATTGGCAAATTTTCTAATTGACAATCTACCCAATAAAAACTTTTATCTGGATATGATTTAAAAACCTCACTGATTTGATTTATCCAATTTATAGGATTAAATCCTTTAGACGTTTCTGGTAAATAATTATATGTTCCTTTATATAAATTATTGATAGGTTTATCATATGAAGATAAATCAAATCCCAATATATATACTTCTTCTGCATCAGACTGACAAGCTAATGACAGTGCTGTATTTCCAGCTGACCAACCAACATGATCTTCAATTGAATTTACTGCATCATAGGTATCTACATATGTAATCCAAATACCTACATCCTTTTCCATCTTGAGTTTGAGATCATTCATATCAAGATCAGGAAATTGTTTTATTGCAGACTCAACCTTTTCATGAAGAGTAACAGGGTCTTTGCCAGATATAACACACTGATCAGTTCTCTTCTTACTCTTGTGAATAAATGTTTCTGGTATATCAAATCCCATAAGCATCATATCAGCGACTTCTGATGGAACAATGGTCCAATTTGCAAAATATAAACTATGCAATCTATTATATTCTGGATCAGATATTGCCCACCCTGAGTCATAAATCTCTTGTTGCATTGCATAGTCCATTGCAACTAGATTATTTACACAATGGTTTCCTTGACGATGAATTGCATTACATCCCCATGTAATAGTGTCTGGGTCTTGTATTGTTGGAGTTCTTGTTGGGTGATCAGAAGCCTTTGGTTTGAACCATGCTCTAGACTCACCATTTCCAATAACAAGTGCTTTTTTCACTTACTCATCCTTCTATCAATCTTACCAGAAGTACCATCAGTGCTAACTGTGTAATTTACAGGAGCATCATCCAACCATCGTTCATTCTTTACAAAGTCAAGCTTGTAAGCATCACGTTCAGATAGATTTGCTAGTACATTAAACGCAAGACTAATCCTTGGTTCATTAGTAATGTTCTGTGAAAATCCATGAAACAAATATGAATTAAACATAATCAATGATCCTTCTGTACATGGCATACCAATCTTATTAGTAAAATTTGGATTGGCTTTACTATAGTGTTTTCTTAGTGAGAAAAACGGATCGCTGTTTGATGGCATTTTCTCAAATACTAATGGTGGATGTTCTGGATTTGACTTGACATAATACACACCACTGATAATAGAGTTACCATGATTGTGCATACTTTGTGAACTGCCTGGTTCTGCACTGTTCAACCAACTTTCATGAATCCAAAAATCACGATGATCTAAAGTCATCACATTATCTAGATAATCTTTAGTACACTCATAGAACCATGTCTTTAAATCAGCAAGGCCTTCATGATCAATAATGTTTGGTGTATCCTTGAACTGTGTCGTATCAGGATTTGCAATTGCTTGTTGATTAAATTCAAACTCATCCATAGAAGGAATTTTTGGTGGATTAGAATTTTGGTATATCTTCAATACACCAGCTGGGAAAATAGGAATTTCAGTCATTTCAGTCATTTAATATATCTCCAATAAGTGGGAAAATCTTTGCAATCTCTACTGCACAAGCTTTTGCCAATTCCATGTGTTCTTTTTGTGTACCATTCGCTGACCTTAATTCTATATAGTGAACCCAACTACGAAGGGTTCCATTCATGTACATACGAGATACTGTTAGTCCTTCTGGTAGCACCGCACGAGCTTGTTCTTTTGCAATGCCCTTTTCGATTGCCCAATTATAGGTTTCTTGTGACAATTCAATCAATGACTTTTGACGCATTTCCCACTGGTTCTGTAACATATCGTCTTCTGTCTCTATACTGTTCTGACGATTCTTAGTGTCTTGCAGTCTAGCCTCACGGGTCACAAAATCTAAGTCTTTTGTCGGGTCAGCATATCGTTGACTAAACTCTTGGAATGAGAATGAACGATGGCGTAAAATCTGCCGTCCAATGTCTCTGGTTGTCTCTATCTCAAGGCACGCATTGACCATCTCTAGTGGTGACCAGTGTTTATTTTTGACAAGGTATTTTATAAGTTTCTCTGATGTGACAGTGTTGTTCTGATTGTCTGGATTAGACACTCTAGCACAATACGCAATCAATTGTTCAACATCAGGTCTTTTTACTGCAATTGGATCAGTGTCAAATGACTCTGAATAACTAACTAAACGTACTTTCATTATTCATGTTCTCCGCCTGGATCATTTTCTGGTAGTATAAATTTTTCACCATTAATCCACATATAATTTCTACTACGACTAGGACTGTGATAACCTTTAATAAAATTAAATGATTGTGGGCTGCGTTTTGCCGTTTCAAATGCTGCAACTGTAAGCACAATTCCCGCAATGAGAAGAAGATGTGCCACCACACTTATTCCCCATACTGTCCAACTTCCAACCATCGCTGCAAATACAATACACCACATCCAAGCAAGAATCTGTAATACAAGATGTCTTACTTGTATGTCTTTAATGTTTCGTAGTGGGTTGTGTTTTGCATCCATAACACTATTCCACGAATCATATATAAATTGTTTCATCTCTTACT